CACCTTTCTTGACACAACGCCCCAGGAGATGATCTCCTTCTTTCTTACCCAGGCAGGCATAACGGAAATGAAGCTCTCTTCTGATATTTACCCGGAAAAAAAGCAGGTTCCGATCCGGCAGATGAATGTCATTGAGGCCATTAACACCGTACACTCCGCCTGGGGAATCAGGCAACATTTTTTCTTTTCCGGAGGTGTGTTTTACTGGGGAGAAAAACCGGAACAGAAAGAAATATACACCTTTGAGTACGGAGTCAATATCTTATCCCTAACAAGGGCCGGGAGTGTCTGGGAGCTTTTAACAGTTGCTGCTCCTTTTGTCAGGCATTCTCATAAGATCCAGATCATACATCCACAGTTTAGCGGAGAGGTGGAGGTGGTCAAGGTGGTGTCAATGACCAATGAGGAAGGTTTTATTCGTACCTGCATTTATTTTTTGGAGGTGGATTAGATGTGTGAATTTTGCAGTCGGAAAGAATGCACGCTGACGAAAGAGAAAGTTGTGACAAGAGGCCCGATCATCGAAAACAATGCCGCCGGAGCGATGAGAGCCGCTTACGGCGATATGCCACAGACATATTTTTTCAAAGGCGTACCAGCTTACTATAGCTTAAGCGCCCTGTTTCCGGACGAGAGCGATAAAGACCCACACGCCTACACGAGATTTATTTTTGACGAAGACGTAGGTCTTGATTATGGCTGGGAGTGGAACGATGTTGATAATCCGCTGGGGTGGCAGACAGAAATAGAGTTTTTGGCTAAAATCGGTCAAGAAAATTTAAGTTGGAGGTGATAATGTGCGAAATCTATTAGAACGCCTGTTATGCAGACACGCCTATTCATTTCAATATAAAGCATACAAGGGAATTGAAGAAATGGGGCATATCGAAAGTGAATATGGATTCTTTTGCCGCAAATGTGGAAAGGTACATCGCGTGAAAGTAGTAGGATAAATTAAAATTTAGAGAAAGAGAGGACATATAAAGATGGCAAAATATACGAGGAGTTATGAAAACAATATCGAAAAGCATGAACTGGTTTTCAGGGAACAGATATTTGATTTTTCCATGCTTCCGGCTCCGTATGGGCGGGAGGGTGACAAACCTGGGCTTGAACATCAGATCAATGAATCCTTTCCAGAGTTAGAAATTGAAACCTTAGAGAATATCGGGGTGGATATGCTCTGGTGCGGAGATGAGGATGAAGTTTTTGAAATCCTGGAAGAACTTGGAGACTATGAGTGAGCAGGATAATTAATTTTTAGAACACCAGAAAGGAGGCTGCAACATGCTTAAAGAAATGATGGCAACCGTCATGCAAACGACGATCTCGCAGGACTATGCACATTTAAAGCTTCCTGCGGTTATCCTGGCAAAAATCTCTACAGTGAAAAAGCTCTCTGATACCTACGAAATAACAGAACTGGAGATCACGAATGAAGACAGCGGAGAAACATACAAAGCACACTATAGAGCGTTTTATTATGAGTATTGCCTTATGGTGATTGATCGTTTTGGAAATCTGGATGAGTCGTTTCCACCCACGAAGATGATACTTTCTTCCTTTCCTGCTCATTCCGGTTTGCGGAGGAAGAAGAAGCCAGAGAACTTACCGTAGTCATTGATGCCGTCAGTGTGGAGGTGAAAGCAATTGATTGATGAAGAAATACTGAATACGATTCTCCCGGTTCCGGATTTAATGGAGCTGAAAGACGAAACCGTCGCAGAACTGAAGGAGGAAGGTTTCGTTATAACAAACTTTCATTCCGGAGGGATCTTTTACACCCTTTTAATGATTATCCTCCGGGTCAAAATTGAATTTACCGAGCTTTTAAGAACGGTTCTTAACAATATGTTTATCTCTCACGCTTCCGGCGTATGGCTTGACATCAAGTCCGCTGATTATGCCAAAAAGCGCAAGGCGGCACAGAAAACCCAGGGATACATTACCCTGACCCGGCTGGAAGCAAGCGGTGAGGCAATCAAGATCGGGAAAGGCCAGATATTTAAAACGGAAAAGGATATCAATGGAGAAGAGCTCCGTTTTATCACCTTATCAAGTGCCGTTTTGCAGAAAGGGGCTTTGAGTGTGGATGTCCTGGCCGAAGCGGAAAAGGAAGGCTCCCGCTATAATGTTTCCCAGGGGCAGATCACCCGCAGTTTGATCTATCTTGGTGAGTTGAAGATTCATAACGGAGAAAAATGGATTGTCAGGGAAGGCAGTGATACGGAAGATGATGAAGGGCTTAGAAGCCGGACCCTGCGAGCCTGGTCAGAGCTTGCCATGCGGGCTATTGAAGACACCTTTATCAATGCTGCCGAAAGTGTGCCGGGGGTTCTATTTGCCCAGGCTGATTGTAACCACCCCAGGGGGCAGGGTACCGTGGATGTGATTGTTACAGGTACGGCGGGCCAGTCGACCGAGGGACTTCTGGAAAATGTCCGGGAAGCAGTCAGTAAGATCACGGGACCTTATGATGATGTCCTCGTGAAAAGCTCCGTGACCGTTCCACAGGATATCATGGTCAATATCACCATTAGTGACACGATCACAGATGAAGAAGCAAGAAACAAAACCGCCTCATTGATATCAGAATACCTCTCCGTCCGAAAGGGCAGAAAGCTTTATGAGCTAATCTGTTCTGATTTAAACTATGCCATACGAAATGGCTATAAGGAAACTACGAACGCCCAGATCATAGAACCCGATCAGGATGTGAAGCTATCCCGTGACAAGGTCTTGATTCTTGGCAGTGTGACAGTCAATGTGATAAGGGAGTGAAGCAATGAAACGGTTTGATACCTTTGGAGAGTATATGTATGACCTTCTGTTTGGACCGCTAAAGAAGGGCAGGCAGGTACTCAACCAGTTTTTCATCTTTTTCAAGGTGATCGGTCGCATTTTTGACCATATGAAAGAAGATGTCTTTCGGATCCGTGATGAGGCTAACGTAGCCAGTGCAAGTCCAATCATGCTTCCGGTGCACGGACAGGACCGGGATATGCCGCGGCTTTTAAATGAAACAGCAGAAAGCTACCGGACAAGACTTTCCATGAAAGCACTGATTGCAGCCCAAGCGGGAACAATGGAGGGCTTAAAGCTGTGCCTGATCTCTTTGGAAGTAAATGGGGAAATCATTCCTTACTATATGTTGGACCGTAAGCGATGGGCGGAATTTCTGGTAAAAATATACTGTGCTTTGGATGACACCCTCTTTATCAATGTGGATACTTTAAAAAGCCAGATCCGGAAAATCAAACCGGGAAGCGCAAAGGATAATTATTTATTTGCCTATTTTGCCGGGTACGAGGTATGGAGTGGCTACGGAAACCGGATTCGTTTCTTGCTGGAATGTTATCCTTACTATCGTTTGATCCCACAGAAGCTGCTTCCGGCCAGAATAAAGCTTTCCATGACAGTCTCAGAAGCAATCCGTAATGAAGCCAGTGTTACGGTTTTAAATATATTAGATGGAACCTGGTATTTAGATAACAGCCGGAAGCTAAACGGCGGAACAACACTCTTATAAATTTGATAGAAAGAAGGATGATTATTATGGCAGTCACAGGTATTATGACAGTGATCGGAAGAAAAAAGCTTTGTAAGGCCCATGCGGGGGAAATTGCCCTCCCTTCCATTACTCATATGGCATGGGGAAACGGCGGAGTTGATGAAAATGGACAGCCAAAGGAGGCAACTGGCCTTGAGATAAATCTTTATCATCAGCTGCTGCAGAAGGCAATAGAATCCCGTGTTTTTACTAACCCAGAGCAAACGACCTGTTGTTATGCTGCTACGATTGGAGCGGATGAACTGGTTGGAGAAGAAATCTCAGAAATCGGACTATTCGATTCCGAAGGGGATCTGGTTGCTTACCGAACATTCTCACGTAAGGGGAAGGATGCAGATATCCCCCAAAGTTATGAAATGTCGGAAATATTTTAAGGAGGCTTAAAAGATGGCATTTTGTGATAAAAAGAATCCCCCGGAATATACGGATCAGATCCGGAAGTGGGACCGGGAAACCATGGCAGACGGCCAGGAAATGGCCGTAGAGATTGAACAGCTTTTCAACAATACCTATTACAATAAAAAACACTTGGAAGAGGCAACTAATTCCATCGGACAGCCGAATGGGATCGCCCAGCTTGATGCCGCCGGAAAGGTTCCGGAAAGCCAACTTCCGCCACAACAGGAGATTCAAGATGCTACGCTATCTCAAAAAGGGATTGTACAGCTATCAAATGACACAGATAGCCTTGATGATATGAAAGCTGTTACACCAAGTGCGCTTTACCATATAAGAAGAAATACAAGTTTATTGGGTACACCAAGCGCCCCACAGGCTAGTCTTGGGAATAATTCAAGCCAGATAGCCAACACAGCCTTTGTTTATGATGAAATCAGGAATAAGATTTTCCTGACATCGAAACTATCAGCGATAAAAAAAGTAAGCGGGCTTAACTGCCTAGATTTTACCCAGTCCTATGAGCTTAGAAGTACCCGGCTCGCCACAGCTTCCCATATTACATATGGACCTGTGTGGCGAAATAATTCAGGCAACTCCATTTGCGTTATCATCCAGTTACATTTAGAATTTGGAGAGGTGGCAACCAATGAATATCCTTTGAGGAAAATTGCTGTTCAAATCGGAACGAGCTTAAGTTCTACCAGTACTTATGCCACTCTTTTATACAGGGATGAATGGCATAAATTCCAGATTTATGAAGGCAAAGCCTATACCTGTTTTGGTGTTGTACCGACTGGCTGCTGGATTTTACCGTCATGCGAACTGTATGCAGGTGATGTTCTTTACAATCAAGAATGTACATTCAGCATTGCCGAATTTTAATGAAGGCAGGAAAAGGATCACTATGATGAATACAGCCGCTATGATGGCAGGGACACAATTAATGTTAAATCAAGCGAAAAAGAGACGGGAAGAGCAGAAAAAAGAGAGATCCTAAAAGCAGAAATAATCCTTGTTCAAAGGAGCAGCCGTTTCTTAGAAATAGTTCTTAGAAACGGCTTAATTTTTCTCATTTATTTTGTCCCGATTTATTGGAAATGTTGTCCGGCTACACAAAGCGCTTTGTTTCAATTCGTTCCAAGGACATACAGCGGGAATTGACAGAAGAACAGCGGCAAGAAGTTGCCGAACGGTTTAGGCGAAGCCGGGAAATCAATTCTACACGAAAAAGAGAAT